TTCCAACACTTGCCTAAGTGGTGGGATGAACGCAGTAAGAAAGCAGGGTTTGAAGGCAGAAGTATGTATGACCCTGAAGCAAACGTAGGGGTAGCAAGTTACCTCTACTACAACATGAATAGCAACCCTAGATGGGGTGGCGCTAGTCATTGGTATCCCTCACGTAGATGTTGGGGAGGAAAGTAGAACAATGGAAATAGATAACAACACACCGTTATGCGAATACATACCGGAAGATATACACAAAATGTTTGGCGACCCTGATCTCCCGCAACACCAGTTGCTTGAATCATTATGGTTGACATGCAACGAGTTGGCAGTAGGCGCGTCAGTGAACGTGGCGGCTATATCTTTTATCGCTCAAGAGACAGGGCTTGAAGATGCTTTGACAGAACACATGCACAAGAATGTGTTTACTCATCCAAGCATGCAAGAACCTGAACCTGAACCATCAAGTCCACCTAAGTTACACATTGTAGGCGATGTTAAGGATGACTGATGCGCAAACGTACAACAGGAATGACGTTACCTGAGAAGGTAGATTTCTGGTTAGACCCTGTTAATGAGTGGTCACAATGGGAGGATGATTGTCTAATTTGGTTAGGCAAACTTGCATGGAATGGATATGGATGCGTTAGCCACACACATGAACACGGCAGAAAGCATCACATATTGTCACGCCTTGTCTGTATTGTAAAGAATGGTGAACCGCCAGCACGTAAAGACAACGCCGAACACACTTGTGGTAGGCGGGCTTGTATAAATCCTAAGCATTTGTATTGGGGTTCAACTAAAGATAACAATAGGGAATCGCGTAGGAATCGCAGGCAAGCAGAAGAATTACAAGAGTTAAGCGAGGACATTGAGTATATGGAAGCAAGAATCATACAGTTGGAACATGAGAAAAGTTTTCATCTAAGACAGAAAGGTTGGCATAGATGAGTGGTGGTTGGAAGTATGAACAAGGAACGCTTACAAGGGAAGAATGGTTACATTATCGTAACATAGATGCAAAGAAGTTACGAAGTAAGAACGTAATCGTAAACGAATCTTCACCTAAAAGAAAATTTCAATAAGTAGAATAGTAAGTACTAAGTATCTTTTTAGTGTAACTAAAAAGGTACTAAGTAAGGGAGGTAGTAATGAACTTAGATTACCCGTTGCATATGGATGCAGAAGGTAGATGGGTACACACTTGGGTTAGACAATCGTCTATCAAAACAGCAGATATGTGCATGGAGAAATGGCGCACCGACATTTGGAATGTCGTAAGCGAACCGTTGAAAGATGCCAGTGAATTAGGCACCGCCTGTCACGCTGCTGTTGAAGATTTATTAAACGCACGCATAGAGAACCAAGGCGAGATGTCTTTGTCGGATATGCTAACTGCGTTTGAACACTACTGGTTTGATGTCGTTAATGACATAACAGTATGGAACAAATTCACGGCTGCGTCTGGGTACGAAGCAGGGTTATCCAAACTTAAAAACTGGTACGAAGAAATCTACCCACAGTTAAACCCTGTTGAAGTAGAACACACATTTAATGTGCCTCTAATAGAGGATGAGTTTAGAGTTGTCAGACTCACAGGTACTGTGGATCTGATTGAAAAGGATCGCTGTTGGGATTGGAAATTTCCTAGCAGAGACTATACGAGACAGGCATGGGAGTATCACAGATGGGATGTGCAATCTATTGCATATGCTTTCGCTACTGGTATCCCTGACTTTTCGTATGCGGTGATGCACCCGAAAGGTGCTAGTCGAATGGATCTTGTGCGTAACGAGGAGCATTTTGCTTGGTTACGTCAGAAGGTTCTAGCATTATGCCAACTAATCGAAAGCAATCATCGTGGTCCTTACCCGTTGAATGACAACGGTTGGTGGTGTAGTGACAAATGGTGTGAAAATTTCACACGGTGTAAAGGTGCAACGATAGGAGGCACATAGTTATGGCATTTAAGCCAATGGCTCCACATGAAAGAGCCAGTATAGAAGCGCAGGTTTGCCTTAAGGGAGGCGTGGAACTTGCGTGCGCAGAAATAGCAAGCAACCCTGATGGGGTGGCTGTTACAAGCGCAGTAGAAAACGCAATGGTTTTGGCTAATGCGTTGTCAGACCTCAAGACAACTCTTGCAGGTACAGAAATAGCAATAGCGCCTACGAACGATCCGGTAGCAGTAGTTACTGAAGCGTTTGAAGGCACAACTCAAGTGAACACAACCTCATCTGGTGTTAGCCAGTATGTAGATGATGCTGATTACGCTGAGATACACAAACTGTTTCTTGCTGAAAGTGCATCAGGTGTTAAGTATGGATCTAAAGACAGTATGTTTTTAGACAACTCTGACATTAGGCAGATGTTCCAAGACGGAGCGCGTAGTTATCCTGATGATTACTGGGCAGAAAAACTCAGAGGTCAACCAATCAAACAAACCAAGAACGGTAAGTGTGCGTTGGGTGATTTCAAAATCAAGAAGGGTGTCAGCATTAGTGCTGAAGGCACCCCAATAATAGGCACTGGTGACGGTAACCATCCTCTTGCTAACAAGAGTGGGTACTTTGCCGGACTTGTTAAACATTCCCCATTCAACTGGGCAGACAAGGATAAACTCTTTGCCTGATGAAATAAGTCTTGAGGATGCGCAAGCACTCATAGCAGGGGCGGGAGCAACCACGGCTCCCGTTCCTGCGCCACCCTCGGAGCCTCCAGCAGAAATAGAGGGGATATCATCTGCTGATCTACAAAGATTATTCACACCTAAAAAAGAACAGGTGCGCCGCATGCGGCACGACCTGCAAGTAGGTAACGAATGGTCATTTGGAGTTCGTGCGTTTGATGATGCCACATTAGGTGGCGCAAGAGGCGGTCAACTTGTGACCGTCATAGGTCGATCACACACAGGTAAAACTTTACTTGCGTTAAACATGGTCGCACGTAACCGTAATCACAGAACCTTATGGGTAAGCCCTGATGAAACAGAAACAATGTTTTGGGGTAGATATGCAGCCATCAGGTTAGACACAGACCAGAAAGAATGGATCAATAAACTGATCCGTGAAGATCCAAAGGCATGGGAACGAGTAGAAGAAATAATGCGGAACGACAAGCATCTGCATTTTGAATCTACTGGTATGACTGTTGATGATCTAGACAAAGCAATGCGCATCGCATCCGTGGAACTATGGGATGGGCAAAGACCAGACGTAATCGTGTACGACTACCTTGAACTTATACGAGGTGGAGGAGCAGGAGACGCGGCAAGTGTGCAAGCAAAAATAGAATCCTTCAAACAACTAGTCTCTGACTGGCGTGTTGTAGGCGTAATGTTGCACCAGTCTGGGCGTGGTTCAGGTAATCGTGGTAAAGCAGGTGGCATAGAAGCAGGGCGTTACGCATCTACAAGTGAAAGCCATTTCTTGATAGAGACATGGCGTAGATGGGATGACACAAACCTAGAAGATGAAGTTCGTCACCATTACGAGGATGAAATAAGCGTAGGCTTATGGAAGAACAAGTCAGGAGACGGCGAGAAAGCAGAAACTAACCTAAGAATAGGGTCAAGCGGGCGGCTATTAGAACCCGGAATTGTATGGGAGCAGATGAATTTCGATGAGTGATGAAATCATAATGACAGAAGAAGATCACCTGTACAACAACTTTGGTTTACTCTTTAGAGGTTTCCTATCTGCACACGGAACTGACGAAGGTGGATGCAAATGGGCGATAGTAAATCGCACAACATTTGAACGTCACATATCAGGAGAGGAAATGATTGGGATTTACCCAATGGTTTACAACCCTAAAGATACAACAGCAGAATTTAACTGGGAAGAAAACGAAGATAATAACCGTTATTATCCAGACATGCAGCCAGACTTATGGCATTGCATGTGGGGTGCTATAGACATAGACGAAGGAGATGATTCATTAGTCCTAGCAAAGAATGTGAGTGTGGTCTTATCAGCATTGAACATTCCTAGTTGGGTGGAACTTTCCAGAAGTAAAGGATGTCACGTATGGATCTTCAATCAAGAGTGGACACGCTCATCTCTTATGCGCAGAGCAATGAAAGGCGCATTACAACTATTAGAAATACCTTACGATGCTGTCTATCCTAAACAGGATTCTCTCATGGGACCGCCCGGAAATTACATGCGTATCCCTTATGGTGGGAAACGACCAGAAGGCAGGCAAGAAGTCTTTGATGCAGACGGAGAGCGACTTACACTTGTTCAATTTGTTGAAGAAGCACACAATAATCGTGCATCTTTAGAGACAATAGAACACGCCGCAACTCTATACAAAGAACCGCAACCAGTAGTTCCAGACTTGCCACCTAAACGAGACTACAACAAAGAACCATTAATGAACCCTGATGGGTCACGCTTACGTGGACTGTCATCACAAATGTTTGATAATGGACCCGTCCCGTATTACAAAGAGACAGGAGCAGGCAGAGGCAGGCACGGATTTCTTAACAGATTCGCACGATCTATGTTTGAATCCGGCTATAACCACGTTGATGTCGTATCATGGACTAAAGACTTAGACTCAAAGTTAGGACAATGGTGGGATGACGGACCAAAATTCCAAGGCAGGCACGACTGCGAAAGGCAAATCGAAAGACTTGTCCAAGACGCAAAGCAAAGAGCAACCAAGTGAATACTCGTTCGTTGTTGAAGGCAGACCCAAACCTAAAGGCAGACCACGCATGTCACGCAAAGGAATGGTTTACACCCCTAAAGAAACAATCATCGCTGAAGAAGCCTACGTTCACGCACTCGGAGATGACTGCCCTGTGTTTGAAGGACCAGTGGAAGTAGAGATGACATTCTGTATAGATCAAACGCTGGTAACAATCAAAGCACTACCCGAATGGGAAACGAAACTCAGAGGGGATCTCGACAACTACGTGAAAACG